GAACTTGTTGATCTGGATATCGCGCACTCACCAATACTAATTTCTTCAACTAATCTCATGCCTAAAAAATGCATCAAATTAGCTAACAGCAAATACGGCATTTATGATGCTGGAATATTTGCTAATATTGGGGATCATTGGTGGAATGTTGATAGTGAGCATATAAAGATTTTCCGCGCTCAATTTCTACTGCAATTACAAACTTTCTATCAAGATTTAGTTTATAAAAGCGCACACCAGGGTATCTTTAAATTCCGCCATTTTTCGGGGGCGAATATCTCTAGTTCTGCATGGGAAATAGAGAGGGCGTTAATCCATCTTTATTTCCCAGACGGTGTTTATATCCCTGATCAAGGGAGTTTTATGTTTCGTCACATAGTGAGAAATTACAAGTTTGCGACTGAGGTTATAGAAATAGGATTTAGATAACAGGAACGGATATAATTCAACTGAAATGAGGGATCACTAGAATATTAAACAGTTTTACCAATATGATTGTTGCCGCTGTTAATTCCCCTTCTAGAAGTTGCCATGCTGGTAGGTAATCTGATTTCCAAGTGGTTTCAGTAGTAGGCGGTAAATAAATCTTTAGAATCTATCGCTAACAGGGATTTTGACGGTAGTTCAGAAACATTGAACTAAATCTGTGCTATCATGATTTTACGCCGGAACTGATTGATCTTACACAGGCTTCATGCCTTGCGGACCAACAGGAATGGCGGTTGCCGGGGGAGTGGAACGGATCACGCGAGTCTCATGATCTCGAAATATTGGGTTCAATTCCCATCCCCGACAGTTGAGACTCTGACCCCTTAACTCCTGAGAAAATCAGGAGTTTTTTTGTCAACAATACTAAAAATTATCCCACTCTCAAATGCTAACCTCACAAATCAAGCGGCAAATTATTGAGCAAGCGATCGCCACGCCAGATGTAGAAATCTGTGGCGTAGTTCTGAAAAACGGTGAAGCTGTGCAAATGAACAATTGTGCAAATGAGCCAAAGGACGAGTTTCTGATTGATGAAGATGAATTTGATCTAGTTGCTGATTCCGCAGTGGGGATATATCACAGCCATTGCCTTGACTCACAACCAGCTATTTTAAGCCGCAAAGATATTGCTAATAGTAAAGCGAGAAAAATACCGTATGCCTTGTATCATACACTCTTTAGAGAATGGGATTACTATAACCCTAGCGACATTTATCCCTATCCGTTAATCCCAAATCCTTGGCTGGCGAAAGAATTGCCATTTTACTTGGGGTGGAAATTTGACTATAACCGCAGTGATTGTTACACGCTAGTGCGGTCATACTATAAAGGGGTACTTGGCGTGGATTTACCCGACTTTCCGCGTAACAAAATTGAAGAAACCACGTCACCTGGATGGGATATGTTCGTAGGCAATTTTGAGAGGGCGGGCTTTAGAAAATTAGACACCGATGAACCACTACAGACCAATGACGTTATATTGATGTGCATTTCTGGCACACAGACTCACCACTCCGCAATTTTGCTAGATCCTAAAAATGGCAAAGCCCTTCACAATTTAGGTGAAGGGCGGATAAGTGAGTTGTTTATGTATGGTGGATATTGGGAGACGGTTACTCGGTTCGTGTGCCGGTGGGTGGGGTAGGGTCAAAGACGATAATCAGAGAAGTTGAGTTTTTGCGGTTACTTGGGGTATGGGGTGATAAATATCCGTAAAACTGGTAAATCAGATTGGTATTCTGGATAAACAACCAATCTGATCTAATTTATGTTGCACGAAATAATTGTCGGAACTATGTTAATGGTCGCAATACCTAGCCCTTGCGCGATCGCACAAAATGCACAAAATGGCGATACATTGACTGGATACTTGGAATTAATCTCATCTGGCATGGGCGTAAATAGTAGGGGTGAGTGTTATGGGCAAAATGGATTTAACGACATAATGGGTCAAATCCCGGTAATCATCAAAAACGAGTCGGGGACAGTTATTGCCGTCGGGAAAACAGAGACAGGTAAACAACCCGAAGAACATTCAGCGGTAAGATGTATTTTTAATTTTCGGGTTGAGAATATCCCAAAATCAGTTTTTTATAGCGTCGAGATAGGGCGACGTGGGAGCAAAACGTTTTCCCGTCAACAATTAAAGGATCAGGGTTGGGAATTGAAGTTGAGACTGCACAGATAATTACCTATTCAACGCTCCGCCAGGACGCTGTTGTTTTTGGATTTCCGCCAGGACAACCGACCTTAGAGAACTTTGCAATTGTGGAACATTAACTGAACCATCCCCGCCGCCCTCTACAGTGACGGGGATATTTATGTTCATGTTTCTAGACCCGATTTCATTACTTAAATTTTGACCACCTCCGACAATACCACCATTCGCAAAATTCAATACTTTGTCTAATCGCAGTTCTTGAAAACGCTTAGATTGTTCTGCGGTCAATATCATCTCATCTTCATTAAACACGCCCAGTATTGCTTTCCTGCCCCCTGACTGAACCCTCTCGCGGTTTAGTGCTTCTGATATGGGGTTACTATTTCCTGTGGCGTAATTGGGGACATATCCTTCACTAAATCCCAGTATCCCACCGCCTTTACCGCCTCCACCGCCGAATAAACCACCACCTCCACCAAAGATATTAGAAATAAGGGAGTTAACCGCCAATTGGGTTAATTGTTGGGCAATGCTTCCGATCAGGTCTTTGAAGGCATCCCCCGCAGATTTAGACCCAGAAATGATGTCACCAAAGAATGAACCGAGGGCGTTTTTACCAACATCTAATAAGTCTTTGCCGAGTGTTTTCACTTGTTGAGAAATACCCTCTAAATTAATCTTGTTAATTGCTTCGGCATTGGCTTGTAGTGCAGCTATTTCTTGCTCTGTGTACTCGTTGGCTTTTCCTTTCGCGGCGGCTATTTGTTGTTCAATTTGCAATAATTCTTGTTTATATCTAAATTGTTCCTCCATTCTTGCGGCTTCAGCTTCTAATGCGGAGACTTCATATTCATTGCCACCACGTCTGCGAATTGAACCAGTTTGTGCTGGTAGCATTGATGCTTCTTTAGAAAGCGCAGATTCTAGATCCGCAAACCTGCCTTGTTCAATGGTTTTTTGTCCTTCTCTGGTAAGGGTTTCAAAACTTAATTCTGACTGTTCGCCTAATATTTTAATTTTTTCGTTTAAGCCAGCAATCTTACCGTCTAAAACTTTAATTACATCACTAGCAGCGTCTAGTTTGCCTTCATTGATTAATTTCTCGCGTCCTTGGGTTAAATCATCATATTCCTGCTTGAGAGTGGTTAGCACCTGCTTTTCTTGTTGAATTGCGTTTATTTTATCTAATTGAAACTGTAACTCAGCTTTTTGTTGTTGAGTCCGTGCGGTAGAAATTTCTTTATTAAGCTCAAGAACTTGTTTGCTGTGTTCAATTTCCTGTTTTTCCGACTCCCTTAGCCGTTGATTTTGCAACTCAATTTGTTTACGCTGATTCTCAAATAGTTTTAAATCCACGCCACCCTTATTGGCAATTGAATGAATTTGAGCAACTAAATTATTAATATCTTTCTGAAGCCGCTTGACTTCCTCAGAATCTTCTTTCAATCCCCCCTCACCCAACAAATAAACTTTCCGATCCTGTAAATCATAAAGTTGATTTTGCAGTGGCATTAATGCAGCCTTAGCACTGTATTCAATCTGCGCCTTATCAATTGTTGATTGGATACCCTGTTTGGTCGCATCATCGCCAACTAATGATTGCTGCAATCTCAACTGATTAATGTACGCTTCATGGACGCGAGATAACTTTTCAATTTCTCGCTGACGATCCTTGTTCTTCTCGATTTCTTTTTCTGCACTGGACTGGTTTAAATTATTGGTTTCTAACTCCAAGACTCGCAACTGTTTCTCAGATTTGATGATTTCATCTAACTGATTAATTGCTTTGGAGTAATCCACGCCAGCATCATCCGGCGTAACAGTTTCACCACGCTTTTTAGCCTTTGCCAAAATCTCTAATTTCTTAGTTCTGGCACCAAGAAGATCCTCGCGTTCCTGATAAAATTTGATCAAATTCTCCTGATACCTGTTATCAATCTCGTATCGTTTGGCGCTTTTCTGAATAATCTTTTTAGCTTCATCATCTGGGGCTAAAGCCTCGTAAGCTGCAAAGTTAGCCCGTTTTTCTTTGTCTAGTTGATCACGTTTTTTAGCATCTAATTCTTGCTGCTGTTTTTGAGCGTTATCAGTCTGTTTAGTAGCCGCGTCAATCTCATCTTTAATTTCTCGATATTTGGTTTCTGCAAGTTTACGCCGTGCTGCTAATAAATTCCGTTGATCTTCGGCATTGCCACCTTGAGCGACACCTGGGGTTTGCGCTAATTCCCCGTTCCCCGTTCCCTGTTTTCCAGTAACTGCTTGTTGAGCAGGTGTAGTATTTGACTGGCTCAGAAATAATTGCATCTCAGAGTTACGCCGCTTGGTTAATCCTGGCAATGCTTGTTTAACTCCGCGATATTTACCTTTATTCCACCTCAGAAACTCTTTAGCCGCACCTGCATAATCTCCAGAGTTTAGTTTTTTGAGTAGGGTACTTTCTCCTAATGCCCCTTCACCCACGTTAAAAGCGAACGAGGTCAAAGCATCCAATTGATTATTGTTGATGGGGACTTTGACCATTTTCTGAACGCGAGAACGTTTGTAAAGTAGCTCATTTAATAGCCGTTGGTTTGCTTCTTCAACTGTTAAGCGCTCGCCTGTTGATTTAGCCTTAGTCCCAAAACCAACCGAGTATTGAGTGCGATCAGAGTATGGTGTTGCTGCAAAACCTTCTGATTTTTTAACTAGCGCAACTAAGCTATCTGTCAGGCCAGCTTTACCGAAAATCCCCTCATTCTTACCACGCACAACGTTAGCAGTACGAGACGATAAACCCGCGCCTGTGGGTAGTGCATTTTGGACTGGGGTAAAAAATTGTTTTACAGCACTGAAACCTTGCTGGAACAAGTTTTGTCCTGCTCCTTTAAACATCCCAGCCTGTAAATCTCTTATATATCTTCTGTAGGTTTCGGGATCTGCTGACATATCAACGTGAGTGCCGTAGGTATTAACCCCTTTTTTGCCCATTCCAGCTTGCCCCCCAAGCGTTTGCCCGTACTGGACTAATTGCCCATTTTTAACCAGCAAGTTATTCATGTGTCCGACTTGAGCGATCAGCTTAGTCATTTCCTTGTCAGCATAAAGATTAACAGCACCCCAACCCTGCCCGACTTGCCCGGCATATCCAGTCACGGGACTAGGGACAGGAACACCAAACTGCTTGCCCTGGGGATCAATCAGAACAAAATCCTTTTTGATCAAGTTTCTGTTTAACGGGTTTAGTTCCTCTTTTCTGCCTTCAACTATCCCGTAGGGTCTGTCTTTGTGTCCACCACGCTTTACAATAGATGGGTGATGTGGCTCTAAATCTGAGTATTGTGTGACTTTTTCGGTTCTCCTGCCAACACTCTCGACAATTTTGTATTTTGGCTGATTGATTGTACTGCCGGATGATCCTAACCCCAAAAAACCTTGCACGCCCTGAACGATGTTCCCTATCATGTTATTACCATTACCAGAGTTAGGTGACGATGCCTGTAGCTGTGTCGTTGGTTGCTGATTTTGTCCTGTTGCCCATTTCCAAAATTCCTCAGCCTTCTTGGTAGCCAATTGAAACGCGCTGCCAATTCCCGGTATTCCTTGACTTGCAAATTCCCCAGCTTTTTGAATAGCACTACCAATATTTGATGTCCATTTACCAATATTTTCGCCAATAGCTTGAGTAATTGAAACTGCGGTTTTTAGCCCTGCATTCAACAAATTAATGCCGTTAGTTGTGAGATTTACAACACCATTAAATAAGGACTGAATCAACTTAATCAATGATCTAACTAAATTTACACAGGTATTCCATGCCGCAACAATTCCATCAGCGATCGCTTTTGATATGTCAACAGTTTTTTGCCAAATATTATTTAAAGTTGGTTCACTGGCAACCCAAATATCAGCCGCACCCCTAGCACCTGCCTGGATGACACCAACAACAAAATTAATACCATCAAAAATAAATTTTAACCCGTCAAAAACGCCTTTAACTACTCCCCAAAAATCATTAAAAGCAGTAGACATATCCTTGATAATATTCGGGTT